TCAGCTCCCCGAGAGCTGGAATTTGCGCCGCCCCCGGCAACCGTCAGAAAACTATTATCAGAGCTGTCGTCCGTCCCCGTATGCAGCGTTTTTCCTCCGCTCAGGATCACATCGCCCGAGAATTTGCTTGTCCCGTCATACCCGATCCGGAGCCGCTCAGAGCTGTTGCCGGTGTAAAAAACGTGGTGGCCGCCGCTGACGTTGCCTGCGAAGTAGCGGGCTTGTCCGGTGCTTGCGCTTTCGTTTCCAAACAAGCGCAAATACGCGCCACGAGAAACCGAAAGCGACCCGCCACCGCCGAAGTTTACTTCTCCGCTATCCGCTCCGTCGCCCGTGCTCTGCAAGATGCCGTAGTTGCCCGAGAACTTCAGGCTCCCCGTCATCGCCCGCGAGCCGTCGAGGCGCACATTCAGAGCGTCGGAGGCGTTGAACGCGCTGGCGTGGTAGCCGTCGAGCATGTCCGAGTTCAGGTTCGTGTTCAGCGTGCCGTTGCTGCGCGGGATGTTGCCCGAGGCGTTGCCGACCGAGAGCCCGGCCACCGTCCCGGCGTTGACGATCGCGTCGTCTTTGAGTGCGCGGAAGTTCTCCCGGACTAGCGCCGGAACGTCGGCGACGTATTCGTTGTCGGCAGGCTTCGTGCCGTCGTAGGCGCCGAACGAGGCCACGACCGCAGTCATGAGAACGAAGAAGAAAAACATTCTGCTATATTTCATGATCAATACCCCCTGACTCTGATATCCGCAGTGCCGTCGACGTAGGCACCCGTGATGAAATTCCGAATTTTGAGCGTGCATTTCTCGGTCGTTTTGCTGACCAGAACCCCGTGCGTGTTGTCCCCGAGCGAGGTCACCGTGACGGACGGTGCGACGTGGTAGGTATGGCCGAAATTCAGCTCTGTGCCAGCCGCTGCAATCGAGTGATCCCGGAAAATCAGCTCCGTGTCGGGAACGTCGATGCTGATCGTGAACAGCGTGACCTCGGGCGTCTTCGAGACGTCCGTCGTGGCCAGCACGACCCGGAACGCGACGTATCGGAACGTCTGCGTGGCGGGGGCGAACACGAGCCAGTCCGTCCACGTCGTGCCGTTCAGGCTGGTCCGAAACTCCAGACGCCCGGCCTGACCACTGCCCTGGAGCGCCAGAACGAACCAGTCGACGGCGATGTGCGCCGTGATGATCTCGCCCATGTCTTTCTGGACGCAGGTATACGTTCCGCTTGTCTGGCCGCTGGCGAGCTTCAGGACATTTGCCGAACCGGCGACATCCATGCGGAGCGTCGGGTAATCCGACATGCGCCCAGGCAGCGTCGCCATCGTGTAGATCGATGATCCGAACTCTGTTCCGCTGTGCGTGCCGGACTGCAATACCAACTCGTCGTAGGACTGCACGACGTTTCGAGGCGTCAGATTCATGATTGTGACCACGGCTGAGGCTGCATTCGCGCTCTCGTATCCGGCGCAGTTGATGGCCTTGATCAGCAGCTTGTAGTCCCGCTCCGAGCTGACCGGGACTTCGACCTGTGATTTCGACGGGTCGCACTCCGCGAACAACGCTCCCAGGGAATACGCCGGGCCTTCGACGATTCGGTATCCGAGGATGTCCTGGTCCGTCACCTTGTTCCATGAAAGCAGGATGTTGTCACCGTTCTGCAGGGCCTGGAAGCCGGTCACGTCGGACGGGGTCAGGTTCACGTCGTAGATCAGCATTTCATCGTTGGCAGAATAGAATCCGGCGCGGTTGATAGCTTTCACGCGGATCGTCGTTGGGCCTTCAGTCGCGAGGGTAATCGTGGTGTAGGGGTCCGCGATCTTGTCGCCGACGACCGTCGCCGTCGCCCACGACGAGCCGCCAAGGCGGACCTCGTATCGCTTGACGTCTTTCTCGGTCGAAGGGGTCCAGGAGATTCGAAGCTGCGTGCGGTTCGCCGGGTCTTGGGAGGCCGTCAAGCCCGCGACGGTGGCCGGCTCGATGGTGGCGTTGATGGTCGTGGTTGCGGCCGTTGCCGAGGGATTCTGGCTGTTGTTGAAGCTCTTGAGCCAGAACGTGTAATCGCCGCTTGCCGGGGCCGTGAACGTGACTTTCGCGTCTTTGACTTTCGCCTGAACAACGGTTCCGGCGTCCCACGATGCCCCGCGCCGAACCTCGTAATGGCTCGCGTCCACGTCCGTGATCGGCGTCCACGAAAGCAGAATTTCCGCCCGGTTCTGCTCGTTCTGGACCGCCGTGAAGCCCGTCGGCGTGGTCGGGGGGGCGCTCTTGCCGACCAGGGCGAGAGCGGGGGAAATGGTGGGGGAGCCCTCGACGTTCCAGCGATTGCAGACCCGAACGTCCATCTTGATCGTCTGCCCGCGAACGCCATTCAGCGCCTTCAAACGGAACGAGGTCGCCGTGCTCGTCTCGCCGGCCTTGAGCCAGTTTCCATCGCCGTTCAGCTCGTAATAGATATTGCAGTGGCCGAAGAACCGATACGCCGGCAGGGTGAACGCCGCGATCACGTCCGTCAGGACTGTTCCATCAGTCAGCACGTAGGAATCCTCGGAGAGCGAAAGCCCGGTCACGTCCGGGATGGAAAGCGCAGTCACGGTATACGAGCCGGTCGTCTGCCCGAGAGCCTTGCCGAGCGCGTCCAGCCCGATGATCGCCACGGCGTAGGTTTTGTCCACCGTGACGTGGTGCCGGTATTCGCTGATCGTGGCTCCGACCTTGCCCACCGCTTTCCCGTCCACCATGATCGCCGCTCCGCCATACGATCCGCGCGGGGGAAGCCATGTCATCGTCAACCACCCGTTGCCGGCGAGGTCGAATGCGAACCCGAGCCGGAGGTCGCGCACGGTCGGGAGCGGCATAGAGTAGTCGATGTCCGGCACGACAGCCGTTTCGTCGTAGACTTTGGCGTAATATTCGGTCGCTTCGACCCGGACGCGCAGATTCCCGGCCCGACCGATCCTGGTCACGCGGAACGGCTTCACGGCCTTGTTCTGCTCGCCGAAAGCGTAAATGTCGAACTTCTCCGGCAGCTCGATGAACGGGCTCGTCACGGTGATGGTGGCCGTCGTCGTTGGCTTCGTCACGGCAACGACGGTTCGCTCGATGATCTCGTCGTTTTTCCGCCGAATCATGACCACGTAGGTGGTTCCTGGCTGCATGGTGACGGGCTTGTCGAGGGAAATCTGCCTCCCAACCGGAGAAACGAATGTCAACCGGCCGCCGATGCCCCACCGGGGAATATCGTGCTGTATCAGGATCACGTCGCCAACCTGACAGCCGATGGCGTCGATTTCGGCCTGGAACGAGATCATGCGCTTGAGGTATTGATTCAAGCGCAGTCGATACAGGCCCTCCCGGTAGGCCCTGCGGTAATCCGTAACGCCGGGGAGGAAAACCTGCGTCGGGCTGCTCACGGTGGTATCCTCGTCGAACGTGCTGCCGTAGACGATGATCGTGTCGCGCTGAAAATCTTTCGCCTCGTTCAGGAACCCGACCTCGATGGCGTTCGCCCGGTCTTTCGTCGCGAGGTAATGGCCGTTGAACGTGTCCCGGAGGATGTTTCCGACCGTGAACATCTGGACGGGGGCGCTTGCCTCGTCCCATACCGCCGAGTAGGTCGTGCCTTTCAGGACAACGATGCCTCGCCCGGCCTGAGCGATCTTCGGAAGCGCGTCCCAAAGCTGCGAGGCCGAGTCGATGTAGAGGTTGATTTTCGCCCGCTTCGTTCCCTCTACCAGCTTGTCGCAGTATGCCGCCCAATTCGAGAAGGCCGTGTAGTCGATCCGCGCCGCCGGCTCCCCGAACGTAACGTATTCGTAATTTCCGGTCTGGACGTTCATGAGCCGTTTGCATCGGTGAATCAGGTCGTAGCAGGCCCACGCGGGGTTGGTGGCCGCCTTTGCCTCGTATGCGGCCGTGCCTGGGTTCCAAACGAGCACGGTGGAGCGGGTCTGGAGCCAGGAAATCGTCGGCATCCCGCCCGAAAGTTTGTCGGTCGCCACGGCCCGGATCGCAACGAGCGCCTTCCCCGGCCGGATGAAATCGTCGTAGATGATATGGGTGAGCTGCGTCCACATGCACGCATTCACGAACCGGCTCGTGGTGCCGTGCTGGGCCGCGAGCTTCATCCGAACCTCATACTGCCCTGGCGCAAGGCCGTCCTGTCGAAACGTGCGCCGAACGGGCTTCTGCTCCGCTGCCTGGATCCGCCTCGCATTCAGCCAGCTCGTCCAGCTCGCCGCTCCGATACGTCGGTAATCCGCCGTAACGTCGATCCACGTGTATCCTGGGCTCCCATCGTCGTTCACGTAATACAGGCCGCTCGGAAACGTCAGCGTGAATTCCAGGCCCGCGCCGCCGTCTCCCTCGGTCTGATAGGTGACGAACTCGTCGGGGGAGAGCTGCATTTGAAAGAACTGGTCGGAGTATGAATCGCTGAAAAAGCCGATGGCCGTCTGGTCGTTCGTGCCGAGTCGTGTTTCGACAATCACGTCTCCGGTCGTGCTCGACGTGCTGAGGCGGCTCCACACGGTCGTAGTGATCGCGCCCGTGGCGGTTATCAATTTCGCCCGCACTTCATACCGCCCGGCCGCGAGGTTTTCTTTCCGGAAGGTTTTTGGCGGGAGGAGATTCGTACACCAGCCGCCCCTAACGGTGTCGTCCACCCACGCGGTCCAAGCTGAATCTCCAACCTTGCGGTATTCAACCGTGTATCGTATAAACGCAATACTGCCCCAAGACGATCCTCGGATTCCGCTCGGGAAGGTGATCTCCACGTCGAGCGCCTTCGCGTCCGTGGCCGTCGTCGTCGCCGTGGCATAGCCGCTGGTCGTGAGCGTGGCATTCACCACGTCGTCGATCAGGGATTCCGACGTTCCGGAAAAATTGGTCGCCGGGTTTCCGTTCAGCTCCACGCCCGTGATACTATCGAGCGGGCCTTCGCCGCCGGACAGGAGAAGGTTCAGGTATTGATGGTTCCCGTCGCTGCTGACGTGTTGCCCGATGAGCATCCCAGGCACTCGCACCGTGCCGTAGGTAATGGCAACGGCGGTTCCCTGCCGGGTCAGGGGGCGCATCTCTCCCCACGAGTGACCGTTTTCCCACGCGCTCTCCTCGAGTGCCGGCCTGTCGATCATGGCCTTGGCCGTCATGTTCCCGATCAGGCTTCCGCCGAGATACATCACGGCCCCTGCTGCGAGGTATCCGACCATCGTGCCGGTCATGCCGCCGATGGCCCCCGCCACCATTCCGCCGATGCCGAAGGAAACGACAGTCAGGGCAATGGTTGCCAGGATCGTGAGCGGGTTCTTTCCGCCGCCGCCTCCGCCACCGGCAACGACCGGGCAAGCCGCCAGAAAATCCCCGGCCCGTGGCATGATGTGGTCGGCTTCCTCGGGCGTCAGGATGCGCCCGTTCAGGCTGAACCGGAACGCGCCCCAATCGTCGTCGGGAAGTAGTTTGCTCACCGTCTGCCCGTCCGCCGGCAGGCGCATGATTTCCCGGTCGGAGGTCCGGAACGGATTCCGGATTATGACGAGCGTGAAGAGGCCGTCAGCCGCCGCGTGGAGTGTAGAAACCCTCGATTCGCCGTTGCCAAGCGGGGTGATCGATCCGGTCGATACAGACGCCAATTCGTTCTCGTGCATGGATGAACTTGCCTCCGCCCAAATATACCCCGGTATGGTTCCAGACCGCAACAGGGCCGCACCGCAAAACCAGCACCGACGGGACCGGGATGTTCGGAACCTCGTGCCGTTCCCAAGTTGAGCACGATTCTCTCGCGATGGTGCCGGCGATATCATCGAAGTTGAACGCCGATACGAGGTAGTCCGGCGCGTCCACGCCGAATCGCCGCAAGACCTCTCGAGTCAGCCCCCAACAGTCGAAGGTTGCAGGGCCGCGCCCGCCATCCTCGAACGGCCTCCCGATGAGGTCTGCGAGATCAACCATAGAAGCCTCCCAACGGCAGGGCCGGCTCTCCCCCGTAACGCTGCGAGTTGCCGCGCTCGCGGCATTGGGCGAGGGTTTTCACGCACGTAGGATAGGCCGCCTTCGTAGCCGCAGGAATGCCGCATTCGATGCCGCCGTAGGCAAACGGGCAGAAGTTTTTCAAGTATCGCCGTTCCGGCACGCGCCGGTTCGTTTTCTGGTCGCCTCCGAGCTTGAACGTGATCCAGCGGGCATCATACGAGGCGTCGTTGCAGACGAAATCGAGTTGAAGCTCCGGGCTCGTGAGGTCCAGGTGTTTCGAGTTCACTACGCGGATCGTCACCGGGAAGCCGACCGCGCCGTCCGTCTCCTCGAGGTAATACTGGAGCTCCTGGGTCACGTTGCTCACGCGGACGTTCAGAGACGGCACCTCGCCGCCGTTGTTTTCGCTCATCTCGTCCAGCTCAAACGGGAACGGAACCCACGTCTCACCGTTCCACACGATGTTCTCGTTGTTCGAACAGATTCGAATCGCCGATGCTCCCGGAATCGTGATTTCCAGCAGGATGACCCATACGGAGTCTCCTGCCACCTTGTTTTTCTCGATGATGGCCGCCGAACTGAGCGGGAGCATATCACACCTCCCGGAGCGTCAATTTTACGCTCCACGCCCTGGGCGACTGGTCGGCATTCCACAGGATCAACGAGGATTCCGGCGGGCCGGCGAACCGAACGGAACTCACGGTCCCGGTCGCCGGGTTCGTCCAGTTGAAATTCACGCTGCCGCCGCTCATGGAGTCGTAGAACGCCATCAGGGTCGCGTAATCCGCGTGCAGGAGGTGTGGCCATACCAGCGTCCATTTCCGCCGGATCCGCGTGTATCGTGGTCGCGTCAGCTCGTATCCGCCGTCCGCCTCGGAGGAAAGCGTCGGGTCGTCGGGCTCGGGCGTAATGGGAAGCGAGGGGCCTTCAATCGTGGGGAAGGTGTTCGGCATGACTCATCCTTTCAGGGCGTCCCGGAGGCCGCCCTTGTTTCGCGCGAACGCATCCAGCCAGACGTTCACGACCCATTCTTGCCCGTCGAAACGGGCCTCCTGCCGCACGTTCGCGTTGACTCCGGTGTTGTTGTAGATGTTCACGGTGGGCGCTCCTCCGCCCATGCCGCCCTTGCGGAGAGGCACGACGGCCTCCGGGCCGGCTTCGCCGATGAGCGCGAGGGTGGGGCGGGATACGATGCCGCCGTTCGCCATGGCGGGGATCGCTGACATGGTGCGGGCAAGCGCTGTCACAGAAGTGATTCCTGCTGCCGCTGCTGCCGCGTTCGCTCCCATCGTCGCCAAGGATACCATCGCCGCGACAGGAGACCAAACCGATGCCAGGGTTGCCGCCGTGGTCGCGCTCGAAGCCATCGCCGCTTTCTCCAGGCCTGCCGACATGGCCGCCGCGAGCTTGCGCTGCACCATCCAGTTCACGACCATTTCGATCATCTGACGGCCCAGGGCTTTCAGAATGTCCGCAGCGCTTCGGCTTCCCATGATCAAGTCCGTGATGGCCCCGGAAATTGAGGAATACATCGTGCGGTAGGCTTCCGCGAGGTAGGACAGTTGGCTCCGGTTCGCCTCCATCTGGAGTTCCCGATAGACGTTTTCGACCTCGCGCTGCCCCTCCAGGTGGGATAGGAATGCCGCATTCTTGTCGTTGAGAAGCTGCATGTATCGGGCAAGATCGCCTGCGTCGTGCGCCGCCTGGAGTTCGTCTTCTAGCGCCTGCCCGCTCTGGACGTATCTGATCCACTTCTCGAGCATCTGCTTGTTGAGCTGGTCGACAAGCTCCGCCCGGCGCTGCGATGCCTGGATCTTCCCGTCCTCGTTGATCGTGTATTCCCCGAGTTCCCGCGCGAGGTTTTCCCGGATGGCCGCCCTCGTCTCGTCGTCGGCCTCCTGATACTTCCGGCTCCACTCCGTCAGGGCATCATCCCACTGGCGAAGCCACTCGTCGGCATCGCTTTTCAGCTCTTCCAGGAACGCTCCCGATCCGGTTGCCCCTGCCACGCCGGCCTGACGGAAATCGGCGAACTCGCGGGCCATGTCCTGCTGAATCTGCATCAGCTCCGCCGCCTGCTTGCGGGCATCGGCGGCTTCTTTTTCGAGGAGGTCGGCCTTTTTCTTCGCGTAGGTCTGATTCAACATGTCGATGTCGGCTTGATATTTGAAGTTCGCCGCCTTCGACTCGTCGAGCTTCGCCTTTTCGTCCTGATACCAGTAGTCGAGCTGCTGCCGCTCGGTCTGCGTGGTCTGAATCCATTCCTGGCGGATAGCTTCGTGCACCTGCTTGGCCTTTTCGGCGAGGTCGTCGAGGGCCTTGCGTGCGGAACCTCCGGCCGTCCCGGATTCTCCGCCGCTGATCGCCCCTTTCAAGCCTTCGAGGAATTTCTGCAACGAAGCGTCCTGCCGTTTTCGAGCATCTTCGGTGCGTTTCTCGATGTCGGACATCATCTTCGCCTGGGCGACGGCCGGGTCTTTGTTCGCCTGAGTTTCGGCAAGCATCTCGCGATAGATCGAGGCAAACCGCTGGTATTCCGCCTCGCTCGCCGCGATTTCGCTCCGCACTCCGGACATGGCTTTTTCCAGCTCCGCCGCGTTGCCGGCCATTTCGGCAACAGAAGCGTTCATGGACTCGAGAAGCCCATTCGGCACGAGCTGCACGCCGCTGATGCGTTCCGTGATTTCGGAGATTTTCTGGATCGCCTTGTTGATGGGGACGGTGATGTTGAGAGCGACGCTGACGGCCTTGGCCTGGAGCTCCAGGAGGAGGATCTTGATGGTCCCGATGGCCTTCTTCATGCTGGCCGCGAGCCAGTTCCACGCCCGGAGTATCTGGATTGCCGTGTAATCGGCGTTCTGGCTCACCCAATACGTCGCCGCTGCCAGTATGCCTATCAGGCCGGCGGAAAGGACGGAAGCCGCCCCGGCGGCCGTGACGCCCGTGGCGAGGCCGGTCATGGCTCCGAGCGCCGAGCGTGCGGCCGCCACGAGGCTCGTCCCGATGGAAGCAACGAGTGTGATAACGGCTTCGCGGTTCAGCCAGATCATCGCCGTTCCGAGCCCAACCAGCGCCGTTTTCAGCTCGTCGGAGCCCTGCGTCATGATGGCGAACGCCCCCGCGATCAGGAGTCCATACCCCGCGAACGGAAGAAGGCCGGCGACGGCCGATACTGCCGCTCGAGCCATGGCGATCAGGGCCGGAACCATGGCTCCGGTCAGGACTCCGGCCAGCATCTCCGCCGTGACGATGACCTCCGGCGGAATGACCGATTTCAGGGCTTTTTTGAGGCCGGCTGTCTGAACGAGCATGGCGAACCTCGTCAGGCCGTCGCCTATGGATGCGAGCCACTCCTTCACGCGGAGGCTTTCCGTCATAGACTTTCCAACCTCGTCCAGGACGAATTTCACGGCGTCGATGATATTGGCGAACAGGCCCGCAACGCCCTTGGCCTGCTTTTCCATCATGCCGCCGAACTGCTCGGACATGCCCTGGAAAATGGCCGACAGTGCGAACCCCGCCGAGATGCCCTCGGTTTCGGAGCGTTTCATTGTCTCCGCTATAGAAACGGTGCGCCCTTCCGCTTTGGAAATGGCATCCGCGACCATCTGCCACGCTCCGATGCCGGCTTCTCCGAGCTGGTTCATCTCCTGCGCCATGAGCTTGCCCTTCGAGCGAATCTGGCCAAGCGCCCGGATCACTCGATCCATGCCACCGGCGTCCAGGCCGAGTCCGGAAGAAGCGTCGCCGACGATGCGCAGGATGGGCAGGATTTCTTCGGCCGCGTAGCCGAACGCTTTGATCCTCTTCGCCGCCGTCACGAGTTCGTCGAACTGGAACGGGGTTTTCAGGGCGAACATGCGGAGGTCTTCGAGCATGGCGCGGGCCGCTTCGCCGCTTTTCAGGAGCTGCGTGAACGCTATTTCCTGCTGTTCGAGCTTCGCCGCCGACGCAACGGCCGCCACTCCCAGCGCAGCGATGCTTCCCGTCAGGAGCGCGAACGAGCGGGTCAGGTCGTGCGAGAGTTGCAGAGCCTCCGGACCGACGGCACGGCGGAGCGTCCGTTGCACGGCGGCCATTTCCCGCTGGAAGCCGCTCGTGTCAGCTCCGATCTCGACGAAAAACGCGCCGAGGCTCTTTGCAAACGAAGCGCCCCCGCTATTCCGTGCCATGATCCGCCTCCTTGAACTTGTCCTTCAGGGCCGCAAGCTCAGCCTTCCGGGCCGCCGCCGAACGGGTGTCTTTCGCCTTCGTCGTTTTGGTGCCGTTGAGGATCTGCTCGGGCTTGAGGTGCCGCTTCAAATGCCCGCATGTATTGGCAATCCAGGAGATTGCCCACGCCATTCGTTCGCGTTCCCGCTTCTCCCGCATCTTGTAGCCCGCAAGGATGGCGTCGAACTCGCCCGGAGTCAGCCGGTAGAACTCTCCAGGTTTCAGACAAAGGAGGCCGAACGCAATCGGCTCGGCCCCCTTGATCCAGTCCCGAAAGGTCGTCAGCTCAGAGGAGCCGGCTTCTCCTCGGCCGGAGGGTCGGAGGGCTTCCCCCCCTTCTTCCCCGACGGGGCGAAAACGCCGCTGCTCATGATGGCTTCGCCGACCTTCGTCATGAGGATACCGATGGTGCCGCCCTTTTCCACGAACAGGTTGATCAACTCCCCGGCCGCCTCGACCGTGAGCATGGGTTCCTCGTGTTTCAGGCCGGCCCATACGAGCGCCCGGATCATCGAGAAGCCGATCTTCTGCCGATTGCTCAGCGCCTCGGCAACGCTCTTGCCGGTCATGTCCTCCAGGTCGGCAATCGCGTTGATGTCGAAGCGCAGAAAGCGCGGCCGGTCGGGGAAAACGATCTGCACCATGTTCACCGGCATTACGGCACCTCCACGACTTCGGCCGTGACGCTGGTCGCGCCGGAGAACGTGACGACCACGTAGCCGTTCGCGTCGTTGAAACGGCCGCGCGGGAACGGGCCGATCATTTTCTCGGCACCGTTGGCGACGGCAACGGTGATGTCGTGGTCGTAGCCGTAATTGCAGTTGTGGACGCTTGCCGCGACGACGTTGATCGGAGACGCTCCGTCGTTCTTCACGTGCAGGAACGACTTGCCGGAGTTCAGGAATCGGTTGCCGTTCACGCCGTCTACGGCGACGAGGTTCGGGGCCGCGCCCGCGAGGGTGGTCTGGATGGGTGTCAGGGTGGTGGGATCAGCCATGGTTCATCTCCTCCTGTCTGTCGATTACGAGCGGGTCAGGGCACCCTTGCCGCTCAGGGTGATGGAAATGCTCGCAACGTCGTCCTGCGGGGCTTCCATTGGGAAGTCGGTGATGTGAGCTTCGCCCTGGTATTTCCGGCCGTCCGGGCGCTCCATCTTCACGAGAACGGCGGTCCTGTTCTCGTAGGCCGATTCCAGGGCGTCGTAGGCGTTGTCGCTGTCGAGCAGAACCGCGTCGCAGTCCATGCTCCAGTTGAGCAGGCCGGGCAGGGTTTTCTTCCAGCCGCCGGTCGTCTTGTCCGATGCGTCGATCTCGTCCGCGCTCCGGTTCAGGGTGCATCCGCGCTGCCCGCCAACCGCCGTCCACACGGGCGACGTCACGGTTCCGGTGTTCACGTAGAGCAGGATATCCACGCCAGTGATGGGATCCGCCATGTTCAAGCCTCCTTTTTCGATACCTTGACCTGGAATCTTACCACAAGCTGGCGGGTTTTTGCATCAACCTTGCCCGTGGAATATCCAAGCACGTTCACGAGTAGAACCTTGAAGCCGTCCCCGGACAAGTCGAGCGTCTGCGGGGTCACGCCCTGCACGAGCTGATCCGCAATGGCTTTCGCCTCCGCGTAGCCGGGATATTGGCTGTAGATGAAAACCTGGGATTCGATGGACTCGATGGAAACGAGTTTCCCCGACTCGTCTGAAACCGTGTCGTCACCGATGACGAGGTAGGGGAATGGCGCGTTCTCCGGAACCGCGTCGTAGACAGCTTTCCCCGTCACAACGCCGGCCCGTTGGTAGATGGCTTTCTGGAGCGCGAAACTCGCCGTCTGCCTCACGCAAGCCTCCGAATCGTGTTTTTGAGCCGGCCCTCAAGAGAAGCCGCGCCCTTCTGGAATGCGGGCTCGAGATGGGGGATGGGGTCGGTTCCGGGGTGTTTCCCGCCGTTGTCGCCGATCTCGTGCGGGTCGGTGCCGAGCTCTATCAGGTGTCCGAGCGGGTGAGGACGGCCCTTGTGCCATCCAGCGATTCGAGCCGATGGCGCGGATTCGTTGAACTTGCTCTTGATGCTTTTCTGGTATGCCCCCGTATCGACACCGTGGCCCTTCGAGAGGGTTCCTTTGGCGTCGGCCGCGATTTCCTCGCCGGTCTGCTTGATATCCTCCGCGACGCCAACGAGGAGCTTGCCATTCAGCGCGGAGACGTTGGCGATCACCTTGTCCAGGCCTCGAACTTTGACGCTGAGATTCACGCCCCGACCTCCTGACACTGGATTTCGAGCACTTTCCCGCGTTCGTAGGGGGTGACGATGTTCTGGATCATCAGGACGCGCCCGGCGTGCCGGATTCGCATGTCGGGCCGTATGTCGTCCCGATGCCGGACGATGACCTTATGCGTGGTCGCCGTGCGGGCTTGCTGGGCATACCACATTTCCCGCCCCACCAGGGGAACGACAGCTCCCCAAACTGTGGCAACGGCCTCCCACGTTTCGACAGCACCGCCCGCGCCGTCGTCAAGCGTGACCTGCCGCTCGAAAATGACGCGGTGCCGGAGCTGGCCGATGCCGTTTTTCAGTCCGTCGTTCATGCCGGAAATTGCACCCGATTCATTTGGAGGAGGGCTTTTGCGCCCATGGGAACCTCCTGCATCATTTCCCCGGCCGAAATCTCCTCCCGGTGTTCATACCAATGGCCGATCAGGAGGAGAATGGCCTGCCGCGTCGTCTGTGGAACGTCTTCGCCTTCGTCGCCGTATCCGGCTTCAAACGTCACGCTGAAAGCGTTCAACTCGGCGTATTCCTTCTCTGCCGGCCAATCAGCGTCGCGCTTGAGCGATACCCGACCGGGTTGACTCGCCGTGTCGACAAGGTAGTCGGACGCCGGAACCGTGGCCGTCGTGCCGTCCTCGTAGGAAACCTCTATGCTGCGGACGGAAACCAACGGCGGGAGGGGAATCTCGAAGGACCGTCCCGGAACCTGATCGAGCACCATCTGGATCGTCTGCACCATCAGCGCCCGGCCCTGGAGCGTCTCACAATATTCGCGGGCCGCCCGGATCAGGCCGTCGATGAGCGTATCGTCCGCCGTGTCGTCCACGCGGAGATGGGCTTTCGCTTCGATCAGCGAAATGGGTTCGGCCTGCGGGCCTTCGAGAATCCTGATCGCCATGTTACAGCCTCTTGATGCGGATGGCGGCGGATGCGATGTTCCGGGTCGCCCCGGTCGACTGCCACGCTTTCACCGTTATCGTGTCGGTGGTAGCAAGCCGGATAACGCCGGCCGTGCAGAGGAACAGGTCGAGCCCACCGGAAGCAACGCGCTGGTCCGCTATGAACGTATCGCTCGCGCCCCTATAAACCGCGATGGTCACGTGCCCGCCGGCCGCCGTGTCCACGTCCCACGTCGCCGCCGCCTGAACGTGATACCACCCGGCCACCTTCGGGGTGAAGGCATTGTTCGTCCACTCGCCGAGGAGGTCGGAACTCTCAGTCGCAAGCACGGTCACAATCGTATTGGTGGCGATGGCCTGCGTAGCGTCGGAGAACGCTTCGATCCACGTCCCGTCCGAATATTCGGCATACCCGGCGTCGACCCACGCGGCCGCGTTCGCATCGCTGACGATGGCGGTTTCGCCCGCATGAAAGCTCCCGTCGGGCGAAGAAATCGACCGGAGGAACGTCACGGTCTGAGCGGCTGGAGCCGCGAGGGCGAAACAAGCCAGGGCCAGGACGATCAGAAGGGGGATCCGGAATTTCATCGGGTTTTCCTTTCGGTTCGCTTCGTGCGGGTGGCCGCCCGCTCCGGAGCCTCGACGGTCGCCTGCTCAACCTTGGTCGCGGTGTATTCGGCGTATCCGATGGATACCCACTGCGACGCGGTTTCCTGGGCCACGGCAACGATTTCGCCTCCGCCGTAGGAAAAATCCAATCCGGCGAACGCTCTCGTGATACGAATTTGAACCTGGGCGCTCATGTTGTCCCCTTTCAGGGCGGGAGGGGGATTTCGCCCCCTCCCGATTCACTCAGCTCGATCAGGCAGCCGACAGGGCGGTCGGGCCGGAGGCGGGCATGTCGCCGAGTCCGACGATGGCGTCAACGGCGCACACGAGGCTCGTCGAGTTGGTCGGCACGGTGATGACGGCGCGGACATACCGTTTCACGCCCTTGTATCCGACGTGTTCGGAGCGCTGGTCATCGGAGGCATCGACCTTGACGCCCGCGAAAGCCCCGTTCAGATCCGCCGCGTCGACGTCGGTGAAGTCACCGTCCGTCAGGGTGTCGGATTCCTGGAGCTTGGCGCTCACCGGGTCGGTCGCCGTGTTCGGCGTGAAAACGCCGTAGTTGACATTGAAAACGATGCCCCGGAAGCCCTTCACGTCGAGGATGTTGGACTTCACGGCCCCGGCGCTCTGAGATTTGGCTTCGAGGAGCTGCACGGTGTCGATTTTGCTCTTGAGGTCTTTCAGCATGGGTTTTCCTCCTGTGTTTCGTTGGTGGGGCGGGGGGAGGGCAGCCCTCCCCCGCGCGTCATCTGTTACGGTCAGGCCTTCATGACCAGCATCTTCACGGCGTCGGAGCGGAGCAGGCGGCCGTCGAGTCGCTTGTAGCCACGGAAACCGACCTGCCCGTTCACGGCATACAGCTCACTCAGGCGCTGGAGGTAGGCGTTTCGGCGGTCGACGAGCTGATACTCGCGGTAGTCGCCGAAGAGGATGACCTTCTTGGTCGCCGCGATGGCGTCCACGTCGTCGGAAACCTCGACCACCTTGCCGAGCAGCATGTCGGGTTGGCCGGCCTGGAGGCCGGGCTGCCACATGTAGTCGCCGGTCATGGCACTCTTGAGCTTCCGGATGACCTTCACCGTGCTGTCGGCCATGATGAAGCGGGCGTTCGAGCGGAAATACCGCGCCAGCGAGTGATACAGGTCAATGATCTCATCGCTGGTGATGGCATTGTTCGCCGCCGTGGTGACGCCGGTCGTCGCGTCGAGCGTGATGCCGCGAGGTTTGCCGATGCCGTTGCCGGTGAGGATGGCCGACTCTTCCTTGCGCCCGTAGCGGCGGGCGAAAACGCGGGCGATGTAACCCTCGACGTCGAACGCGGCGTCCTGCAGGAGCTCCTCGGAAACCTTGATCAGCGTCGAGAGCTTGTGGCTCCCGATGTTCTTGAGGCTGAGCTGGACGTTCGACTCGGTGACGGGCTTCTCTTCGCCGACCCAGAAAGCCTCGCCGTAGTCGTCCTCGAAGGGGATGTTCTGGTCGGTGCTGGTCGTCATGACCGAAACGAGCCGGCGCATGATGTTTTCGTTCTCCAGCTTCTCCCGAATCTGCGTCTGGAGGGTGTCGGGAACGAGAAAGCCGCCGTCCGGATCGCTGCCGACCTTCATGGTGCGGAGTTCGTTCGGGTCGCACGCGAGCTGACCGTTGCGGACGAGGTGCAGGAACGCCGAGCGGTATTCCTTGTTGGCCGTCACGCTCTGATTCTCGCGGGTTTCGCCTGGGGCCGCACCGGGGGCGTTGCGGGACGTAGGTCCGTTCGGGGTCGCCATTTCCTTCTCGACGGACGCAAGGCGTTCCTCGCGGTCAATGTCGGCCTTGAGCGTGTCCACGTCGGCCATCATCCGGTCATACTGCTGCTGTTCCTCGGCATTCAGGCCGCGTTTCTCGGTGTCGGCCTTATCGACAAGCTGACGCGCCTGGGCCACGAGGGCGGCCCGTTTTTCACGCATTTCGATGGTATTCGGCATAGAATATTTCCTCCATTATGATTTCTGAGCGAGTTCCACACGCCGTTTCATGAGGTCAAGCCGCTCCTGCGACTGCTCCCATGTCGGCTCGGTTCCGGTCGGGGCCGCCCCTTCCGGTTCCTGCGTTTCGCCGCTCGGGTGAGCGGAGCGAAGCTCCGCAACTTTCGCCTTCACTTCGTCCGGAATCGACCGGGCCGAAACATCCGTGTCCGGGTAGGCCGGATACGTGACGGGGGAAACGTCGAACAAGTCAACGTCCTCCAGCGTCCGGATAATCGTGCCGTCCTTCCGGTATTCCCACGAGTCCTTTACCGTCCGAAAGCCGAACGACATCTGGTCAACGTCGCCGCGTTTGATGGATTCGCGTAGGTCGCGGGCCATCTGCGTATCCGGGAAGTCCATCTCGACGGACAGGCCGCGCTCGTCTTCCTTCAGTCGGAGCGTGCCGCTTTTCGTGCGCCCGAGAACGTGGTTCGAGTCGTGGTTCCACAGGGCGCGAACGTCCTGTTTCTCGTTGATGGCGCGGGCAAAGGCTCCCGGTTTGATCTGCTCCCGGAAACCATACATTTCCTGCGACATAGAGTTGAAAACCGCCGCATGGCCGGTGATTTTCCCATTTTCAGTCGCCCGGAGCTCGTCCAGTTTGAAAGAGCGTCGTTCGATGGTCATTTCATGCCTCCCCGAGAATCGCCTCGGCGATCTGTTCGCGGGCCGGAACTCCGCCCACGAACCGCTTCATTACTGCGCTCGTCAGCTCCCGGCTTTCCATACCGAGTGCCGCCGCGTATGCGCGGAGCGCCGTGTTGATAAAATCTTCGAGCCGGGGCTCGTTCCACTTCCCGGAGTCCATGTCTGCCTGCGCCCGGCGGTGAATCCGGTCGGCTATGTCGTCGGCGAAAAACTTCACGTCGAACGCCCGAGCCGCGTCGGGTGTGCCGGTGCCTGCCGCGCCCGGCTTCGCCTGGGGCTCGGTTTTCGGCTCGCTCTGCTTTTTGATCTGCGCCTCCGCAATGGCTTCCACCTTGTCCGCCGGAACCATGTTCATAGGCACGAGGTAGATCTGCCCGGACCCGTTCGGAAGGGGGTTCATGTTTTCGGCTTCCCGGATGTCATCCGCCGACAGCCACCCGTTTTGTCGGCCCACGGCGTAGGCTTCGTATCGGCTCTTGATGTCCCCACGGAGCAGGCCGTCGACGAGGAACTCCGCGAAATGCGTCCGGCGCTCTTTCTGCCCGAGCAGTTTCCAGTTGATCGCCTGCTCCCACCTCCTGAGCCACGGCCGGAGGCTGTGGACTACGAATTCGATGCTCTGGTGCTCGATGTTGGAGAATGTGGCCCGCTCGAGGTCGCCGATCATGTGGAGCGGAACGCGGTAGAGGCGGGCGATCTCCGCAAGCTGGAATTTCCGCGTTTCGAGGAACTGCGCGTCCTCCGGCGGAACAGAGATGGCAGTGTATTTCATGCCCTCCTCGAGGATGGCGAGGCGCTGCGCGTTGGTGAGGCCGCCGTGCCGGTTCTCCCACGAGGCTTTCAGGCGGTCGTATGCCGGGTCGGACAATTTTCCGGGGTGTTCAAGGACGCCAGAAGGCCGGGCACCGTTGCCGAAGAATGCCGCGCCGTAATGTTCGGTCGCCATTCCGAGGCTTATGGCTTCTCGTGCGAGGCGAATGGGGGAATAGCCGACAAGGCCGTCGAATCCAAGCCCCGGAACGTGGAAAACCTTCCACGCCGGGAGCGTCACCTGTTCGCCGGTGTCGAGCGTCGTCTTATAGACTATTTCCCCCGTGCGTTCGTCTCGCTCGGGATGCGTCCTGTCCGGCAGGAGCGGCCAGAGCGCCAGCGGCCGGTCACTGGACTTGCCGTAGTCGATTTCGGCGTAGGCGTTGCCCCAGAGGAAATTGTGACTCACGAGGGTTTCATAAAACGAGAACGCGGTCATTTCCGGGTTGGGCCGGTCGTGAAGGAGAGTGTAGAGGGGGTGATCCGGCGTCCGTTCCTTGCCGCGCTCCAGCCGCCGATACATGTGGCAGGGGAGGCTCGCGATGGCTTCCGCGTAGACCCTGATGCACGCAAGCACCGCAACGTGGCGGAGCGCGCTCGCTTCGTTCACGGGGATGCCGGCGACCGTGTTCCGAACCCCGAGGGCTTCTTTCAGCTCCGTCGTGGGTTCGGCCAGCGTTGAACGCTGCTCGTCCTTGCCGAAAAGCCATCCGAACCAGCTCACCGCATCGTCCTTTCAGGAAAACGAAAAGACGGCTCGCGCCGTCAGAATGCTTGAAACATCGGTTTTCAAGGAAGCGGGGCCGCCCCGAATCATTGCCCGTTTCGCGTCCATCGCTTCCATCCAAGTTGATCTCTATTTTGAGCCTACCACCGCCCCCGTCCGCTGTCAATATCTCCCTGTTCGCCTCATAGAACGCGGATTCCGTGTTCCTCGTAAACCGATGGGCCGTTCTGGTTCCGGAGCGCGCGGTCGGTCGCCATGATGGTCGCAATGATTCCGTCGATGCGAGCCGTCGAGGTCGCCTTGTCCGGCTTCACGTTCCCAGCCGGGTCTTGCCGAACCGCCACGTTGCCGGCCATCCAGTTCAGGACCGGGTTGTTCCCGTGGTGGAGTTTCTTTTCGAGAACGACGCGCATAAACTCCTTCGAGGCTGGCGACATGGTGGCGTATCCCTGCCGCATCTCGACCAACGTGTAACCCTTGTCGAGGAGGCGCTTCACAAGCTCCGTCGCGTTCCATGGGTCGTAGGCGATCTCCGCGAGCTGGTATTTCCCGACCTGCTCGTCGATCCATGCCTCAATCCAGTCGTAATCAATGGTTCCCCCAGGCGTTGCGGTGATGAACCCGTCCCGAATCCAGGCGTCATACGGAACCCGGTCCCGGTCGATGCGGTCCCGGAGGTTCTCCTTCGGAACCCAAAAATGCGTTTTCACCTTCAACGTCCCGTCCTCCCACGGAAAAACGAGGCCGGCCGCCGCCACGTCGGTCGTCGAGGCAAGGTCGAGCGCGAGGTAACAGGCCTTCCCCTTGAGCGCGTCCTCGTCCGGAATTTCTCCGGCCGTAGCCGCCCACTTGTCCAGGTCGAGCCATCGCTCGTTTTGCTGGGTCCAGATGTTCAAATACAGGCGCTTGAACGTGTTCTGGTAGGCCGGCACGTTGATAGCCTTGGTGCATTCGTCGCGCAGGAACTCGAGTTTCACGCTCACGCCGAGGTTCGGGTTCGCCTTCGCCCAAGTTTTCTCGTCCTTCCAGTCGTCCTCCGCGCTGGCCTCCGAGATGTAGGCGAAGAATGACGGATCTTTCGTCGTGCCCGCAAGGATGCGCTTCGCGTAATCGTATTGCTCGAAGCAGATGGTCTTCCGGTCGTAGCCGGCGGTTGTGATGGCGATCATGAGCGGTTGCCGGCGTGCGCCCCGGCTCGTCGTCAGAACGTCCCACAAGTCACGGTTCGGTGCCGCGTGCAGCTCGTCGTAGATGACGCAGTGCGCGTTCCCGCCGTGTTTCGTTTCGGCGTCCGCGCTGAGCGCCTGGAAAAAGGAATTTGTCGGCAGGTAGACGATGCGCTTCACAGAGGGCCGGATCAGACAACGCTTTTTCAGGGCCGGGTTGCTCCGGACCATTTCGGCCGCCGCCCGGAAAATGATCGACGCCTGTTCCCGGTCTGCCGCCGCCGAATACACTTCCGCGCCGTATTCGCCGTCCGCGCAAAGCATGTAAAGGCCGAGAGCGGCCATCAGTTCAGTTTTTCCGTTCTTTCTGGGCACGAAAATGAAGCCGGTGCGGTATTGCCGCAGGCCGTCCGGTCGGAGCGTCCCAAAAAGAGGCCGGATGATTTCGTCTTCCTGCCAACTCTGGAGGCTGAAAGGCTGCAACGCCCATTCGCCTTTCGTATGCCGGAGCTGACGGACGAAAGCGACCGCCCGGTCGGCGTGCGCCTGAGAGTAGGGCATTATTCGATCTTCCCGCCGTTCATAACCCGGAGGTCGGGCTGCTTGCCGGCGAGTAGGGCTTCCATGGGGTCTTCGGCCTCATCGCTGTCGTTGCCGATCTTGAGCCGGCTTCTCGAGCTGGGGGTCATGCCGAACTCCTGGCAGAACTGGCGAACGAGCGATGCGGCTTGGTTTTTGATGTTCACGTGGGGGAGCTGCGTGATGTATCCGGTGTTCGTCTTGAAGATGAAGCCCTTCTCGTTCAGAACGCTCCCGGCCCTCACCATGGTCGAGTAGGCATCGCAGTAGGCTTCGAGGGCCGCGCTGTCGCATTTCGTCAAGAGGCCGTTCCGGACCAGCTCCCCGAACACGCGCCGCCACTCCCGGCGGGCGATGGGGTCAAGCCACTTGGGAGGGGTCTTCGTCGGCAGCTCGGCGAACCTCGGTTCCTGATCGTTCAGGGGCCGTTTGCCCGGATTGCCCTCGAGGCGCTTGAGCGCGGTGGGCTTGGGCGGTCTTCCAGTGCGGGCCATGTCCGGCCTCCTTTCCTTCCAGATTATACCATTCCGTCACGGGCGGTCACGTTTCAAACCCCCGCCCCCCAATTTTCGCGTTTTTTTGTGTAAAGGCCCCAGCGACGGTTCCCCTTGGGGGTGCCAGCTTTTCGACACCCCCTCCCCCTATCGGCCTGACGTCCCGTTTCTGGTGCGCTTCTCCGGGTGCATGCGCTCGTGGCAGGGCCTGCAAAGAGAACGAAGGTTGTCCGGATCGAGCCTCTTGCCGCCTTCCCTGATGGGCTTCTCATGGTGAACCATGGTGGCGGCCGTTGTCCTGCCGATCTTCTCGCACTCTTGGCAAAGCGGATGAGCTGCGAGCTGCATCTTCCTTGCCTTTGACCAATCGTGGTCGTAACCGCGCTTGTGGGCAGGGCCGCGCTGCTCGTCGTATTGGCGCTCCGCCGCTTCCTTGTGGGTGGGGCAATACTTCTCGCCTGGGGGAAGCAGGACGGAGCACCCTGCCCATGCGCAGGCGTGCCTCGTCTTGCCTGCGTGCTCTGAACAGAATCGGCCTTCGTTTATAATGCGAGGGCAGCGTGGATATTGGCATGGGCGGGGGCGGGTCATACGTTGCGTTCTCCATGGTATTCGAAGATGCGGTTGCCTTCGTCGTCGACTCCAGCCGGCTTGAGGCAGGAATACATCCTGCCGGGGCTGTTTCCGGAATCTCCATTCCAGCAGTCCCGTATCCACTCGTGCATCAGGGTGTCATAATAGACGGCCCGGTTCCTGCTGTTCCCGGTGTTGAAGCCTTCGGCTCGTTGCCAGGGGAACTGGAACAGGCGTTGCGTTTCCGCTCGGATGTCCTTGAATCTGACCGTGCCGTTGCGCTTCGCGATGAGGATGGCGTTCCCGAAGTGCGATGCCTCGCCCGACAGCTTGCGCAGATCGGCGATCGCCTTGCGCCGCACGTCGGCGCGGGGACTGGTCAGATTCTGCCGGTAGCGGCCGAGTTCTTCCTGGTTCATGTGATCCTCCCGCGGCAACCGCCGGCAGTTCCCGGCGGCCCCGTCTTTTCGGTTCAGTTGGTCATCGGCATGACGACGTAGCGGAACGGCTGGTCGTCGCCCTTGGGCCGAAGCACGCCCGGGTAACTCGGCGTGGTCATCTCGAGAACGACGGCGTCGACGTCGGTGACCGCCAGAAAATCGAGCATGTAGACCGAGTTGAAGGCGATATTGATCGGCTCGCCTTCGAGCGACGTCGGCAGGAACACCTCGGAACGGCCTTCCTCGCGCGACTCGGCCCAGATCTTGGTTTCATTCGGACCGATATCGAATCGAACCATATAGCTGCTGTGGCGGGCGATCGGGGTAACCGACTTGAGGCTCTGCACGAGCTCCTTGCGATCGACGGTCAGCCGCCGGTTCGATTCCTTGGGCAACACGCGGTTGTAGTCGGGGAACTTGCCGTCGATAAGCCGCGTGATCAGCTGGAACTGCGGCGCCGTCAGCACGAGCTGCTGCTGGAACAGGCCGATCGTGACCGTCTCGGCCGACTCGAGCAGCTTGATCGTGTCGGCGAGGGCGCGGGCCGGCAGGAGCAGCATCTTCCCGAACTCGGCCGGAAAGGCGACGTTGCGGATGTGCGTCACCGCGAGCCGGCGGCTGTCGGTGGCCGCGAGCGTGATCTCGCGCTCGGCCCCGAAGTTCCAGCAGATGCTGCGCTGGCTGGGGTTGCTGTCGTCGGTGCCGACCGCGATGCTGACTTCCTTCAACGCGCGGCGGAGCTCTTCGGCGGCGATCTCGAAATGCGGATACGCCTCGGATTCGAGGCTGGGGATCGGGGGGAAGTCCTCGACGCCCTGGACCGGAATGCTGAACTTGTTGCGCCCGCACGCGATCTGGATCAGGTTCTCCTGGCCGTCGAGCAGTTCGCACCGGACCTCGGCGTTCGCGTCGCCGGGCAGGCTGCCGATGATCTCCTGCAACAGTTTCGCCGGGATCGTGAAGTGACCGGGGATTTCTATCGTCGCCGGTATACGGGCGAGCGCCATGATCTCGGTGTCGGTTCCCACGAGGCGGATCTCGCCGTTCTCGACGTTGACGAGGACGTTCGCCAGGATGGGCCGGACGCCTTTGACGGCCACGGCCCGGCCGACGATTCCCAGAGCGTCGCTCAACAGCCCGAGCGAAATCGAGAATTTCATTGTGTCTGCTCCTTGCTGATTTCCACGCGGACCATGATGCCGTTGCAGTTCCACTCGCTGCCGGCCGTCGGGTCGGTCATCGCCTGCAGGCTGACGGCGAGGGTTTCCTCCCAGCGGTGCCCGTGCAGCTTGGAGCAGTCGCCGTCGTATCCTACCAGACGATGAGCCGCGTCGAAATGTCCACGAACCTTGAGAATCATATCATGCTCCTTTCAAAGCCCTGAGCACTGCATTCAGGGCGTATCCGGTCTTGATCTGCTTTCCCGTGACGCGAATGATGCGCCATCCCAGGATAGCCGCCTCGGTATATTTCTCGCAATCGTTTTCTACGCCCGTGCCGGTGTTGTGCCGGCCTCCGACCCATATTCCGCCGTCCACTTCCACGGCCAGTTTGGGTCCAAGAAACGCGAAATCGAAGCGCCATTTCCTGGTGGGGTGGAAGCGGTATTCCCGCTCGAATACCGGCCCTACCGTGGCTCGGAGGTGAAATGAGAGAGTCGTTTCAAGGTCGCTCTGTTTCGCCACGCATCGCCTCCCGCATCGCTTCTTCAAGCTCGGCCTGCTCGATGGCTTTTTTGAGCCGCCGGTTTGCCAAGTGTATCACCTTCGCCGCCCTGGCGTTGATGGGGTCGCCGGGCTCTGCGGGTTCCGGGCCGGCCTGCTCGATGGGTATCGGTGTCATTGCCGTGCGCTCTCCCAGGTGAATTCAAGGATGCCACCGCCGCCCTCGCTCAGGCGGTCGATGACGCGCTCCCCCACGAACGAGGTCAGCTTGTCCATCGTCACGTTCGAGATCAGGACAGTCGGCTTCATGTCCTCGTATCGACGATTCAGTATGCGGAACAACACGAGGTTTTCCGTCTCCGTCCCGAACTGCACGCCCACCTCATCGAGAACGAGCAGGTCTGGGGACGTGAACGACTCGATGACCTGCTCCTCGCTTTCGGTCCGATTCGCGCCGTATGTCGCCTTCACGCGGGCGATAGCCTCCGGGACGTTCGCGTATTTTGCCGTGAAGCCGGCGTCGATGAGAGCCCGAATCATGCCAACGGCGAGGTGAGTTTTCCCGGTCCCGCATCCACCGATAAAGGCGTAAGACCTGCCATCGGAAACCGATGCCTTGGGATCCCGGAAAAAGTCGGCTATCTCTTCAAGAACGCGGAGCTGGTCCGGCGTCCGGGCCGTCCAATTTTCCAGCGTCCGGCCCACGAACCTTTTCGGAAGTGACGCCCGCGTGTATCGGGCTTGCCGGTCCCGTTCTAGGATCTCCGCCCGCCGAGCTTGGTCCTCTTTCGCCTTCTGGAGCTTGTGGCACTCCGGGCAGGGCGTTGCCCTTTCCCGTCCCGCCAGTCGGATGATCTTCGCCTTGTAGGCGCCGTGCTTCTCGCAATTCAGCTCTTTTTCGGACATTCTCTCGCATCCGCTCGATTGCAGCCATGCCCCGGTCAGTTGATCCAGACGGGCAGGCGATTTGGTTGATGGGCTTCTGGTTGGTGCTTCCATTGCGGTTGTCCTTTCTGTCTTCGGGCTCGACTCGGTTGAGCCAGTTCAAGAATCGGGTGCGGGTGGGTTGTTTGCCGTGGCCCCTGGGTGTGAGGAACCAAGCCTGCATTTTCCCGTATTCCTTGCGTATGTCGATGCCCTTGAAGGCCGGATTGATTTCGAGGGCCTTGAGGAAGTCCTCGTCGACCATGGGTTGAACTCGACGGCTCGTCGTCTTCGGTTTTCCCTTCGGCGCGTCGGAGGTGGCCGGCTTGCCGGTCGCCGAATCCGGAATCCCCGTATTCTCTTTTTTACTTTCCTTTACTTTACTTTCCTTTACTTTACTTTCCGGGGTTTGTCCCACGGTTTGTTGTGTGGTTTCTGCGTCAGAAACTCCGTCGTCTGTTTCGGGAGGCCTATCCATTTCCTCCCGCTTCTGCCGCGCCTTGACGCGTTTTTCCAAAACCACAGAAGCCCTCTTCATGATGCCGTTGCTTGTAAGCCCGGCTCTCGTTTTATATGCTTCTTGATCGAAGCATCCAAGTTTGAGCGCCGTGTTCAACATCCTGTCGAATTTCTGGTCGTCCACTCCTATTTTCCTGACGAATATCTGTCGAGTTTCTGCGTCAGAAATGTCCAGAAACTGGTCTTTTGTGCGGTAAATACGCTCCAGCAATATGAAGTAGAAGGCGTATCCGTCATTGCCATAGAGCATGCGAAGCCCTTCGATCTTCTCGTCGTTCACCGCATCAGTATCATGCGGGAAGTAGTCCAGCCCTTCCTTTTTCGGTCTGGCCATGATCAATGTCCGCCCTCCCAAGCGGGGAAAAGAAAAGCTCCGGGTGTTGCCGGCGGGACTACAGAACCCGCCCCGCGTCGATGCGCGGCACCCGGAGCTTGTCTTGCAAAAAGTAATGTTGCCACTTTACGGTTGGCCTCCGTGTAATTTTGTTTCGGCGCTCATAGTAAACGGCGAAATGCCCCGCCTTGTAAAGGGGTTTGTCAAAGTCGCCCCGCGTTTATAAGTAGAGCCGATGCCAAACGAGCCGCCCGTCCAGGCGGTAGAGGGCGTATGTCCTACCTCGCCACGTCCAGACCAGGGTTCGCCCGGTTCTCGTTTGGTATGCCCGCATTCTTCGCGCCGCCCTTCTCCGCGATCTCCTCGAGAAGCCCGTGCAGGAGGATCGAATAGTTGATCAGGTCGATGCAGCAGTCGCATAAGCCTCGCCATGCGGAAGTTCCCGAACGGATCGCCGCCGACGGCCCTGTAATCCGTGTTTTTCTTTTCCATGAGCTTCCGGGCTTCCTCGGTGAGGCTCGTGTGCAGCTTCAACAGCTCGTAGGTCGAAATGGGTGCGGTCATGGTTGCTCCTTCAGATTTCAGCTTTGAGTTCCGCCTGCCGGGCGCACATAGAAAAGCCCCGGCCGGCTTCCAGACCGACCAGGGCTTCCGCAGGAGAGCACCGTATCCGAGAATACAGCGCCCGCGCTTCCGTGTCAACGGTTCGCAATCTTTCCCTTCGGCGTGAAGGTATGGGCGCTCCCGTGGTTCACGGGCGTCCAGGTTCCCAGCTTCCGGCCATTCTTGCACAGGTGGCATATCCGGGCGACATCGAACCCTTCGCAGGGAACGATGCCGCCGTAATATGTCGCCGCGATGACGCAGTGGGTGAGCGGGTCGAAACCGCGCCGGTAAAGCTCCGCGATCCACGGGGTTCCCCGCTCCTGGCCGCAGGCATGGCAGGTGATCATCCCTGCCTCCCTTCGGCCCTCCTCTTGCCTTTTCTGCCGAGTGTCGAATCGAGTAGCCGCGTCGTCTTCGTTGCAGTTTCCTCGAACAACCCTCGCGCGAATTCTGGCACATATTGCCATGCTCCAAGCTCCGTGAGCCGTTCCCACGCATCGAGCACTTTGAGAGCATCTCGCATTGTCGGCTTCATTCCTTTACCTCCATCAGCCCCGCCGCCTGCAAGACAGCTTCGGGCGTGTCGAGTCTAATGATGTCGCCCGAGTAGTTTTGCCGGAAGGCCCATTCGGGATTTTGTTTGAACAATGCCATGCCTTCACTGAATCGTCGCACCGCCCGGCCCAGCGCGGCGTCGGCCCGGCGCTCCATGATTCCGGCGATCTTCATCACCAGCTCATCCTGCATCAGCCTGCCCTCGGGGTCTCCAACGATGCGCCGGATATCGACGAGGCATCCGATCTGCTCGTTGATCGTGTTGCCGGGGCGGTCGTTCCAGGCGCGGATCGCGGCGGCGCGGCTCCGAGCGAACGAGCCGGCAGAGCTGCACGCCTCGCAATATGCGCGGTAAAATGCCTTGGTCGCGCCGTCCTCGCTCGCTATCTCAATCTTATCGCCCCCGCAGAACGGGCACGGCTTCAGCTTCTCGCTCATTCTATTCCCTCCGCCTTCCTTATCGCCGCCTTCGCCGCCATGATCGCGTCGTAGTGCCTTCGTTCCGCTCCGATGAGCTTGCCTGCTGCGGGTGGCTCTGCCGGAGTTACGTTCAAGAGCATCCGTAGCGCCTCCAGCAGCTCCGGAGCGGCGGCGATGAGCCGCGCATCAGCGTATGCCTTCTCATCGTGCATGACTTGACAGATAGTCCCATCACTCAAACTATCTATCCAGTAGCCCCTGCCGTCCTTCCTCGGTTCGACGGCCCACGGTCCGGGCGTATGATTCGTGGTCTCGCTCATTTCACTTCTCCTTTCGCGGCCTCGCGCCGCATGTCCAGAAAAAACGCCGGCACGAAGCACCCGGCTCCGCAGTCCATCTGAGCCGATGCAACCACGCCATCCGCCACGAGATCCCGGAGCGTGGTCAGGAATGCCCCGGCATCGTCGCGCTTCTCTGCCAGCCCATCCCGCCGGATCAGATCGCCGGGGGTCTGCGGGGTCGTGCTCAGATGTCGTAGCACCTGGGATTCGTCGATGCGCGGCTTCCACCATTCTGATTTGGTCATGCTCTCCTCCAGCAAAACTTGTATTTTCCCGGCTTCACCCGCTCCACCAGCCCCTTCAGCTCCAGCTCGGCGAGGAACTCCCACGCCCACGCCAGGCTGCGACCGAACGCGACCGCGATATCAGCAGCTCCGAACGTGAGCGGCAGCACGAACGGGGGCCGTTCTTCTGGTTCTCGTTTCAATGCCGCACCTCCTGGCAATACCCGCCGGTCCTGGAGCAGACTCCTCGGAGCCCTACGCGGGCGAGAGGTTCGCCCGTCGTGCCGGTGCGGCGATATTCGGAACAGTGAATGCAGGCCGTCGCCCGCTCGCCTCGCGACCGGAAGGGATTCCATTTCTTCGTGTATCTCTTGTGCTCTGTGATGACCATGGTTTGTGCCTTTCAACGTCCTTCTTCCCGGCCTCGCCGGAGATTCGGTCTGGAGCGCGTGGACCTGGGCACGAAGCCGCTCGACCTCGGCCTGCAACGTTTCTATCTGTTCGCTTTGTTCCGTGATGATCTCTATTTCTTCGCTCATGCGTTTGCTCCGGTCAATACGGCACGCCGCCGTCGTCGACATCGCCTTGCGGCTGTTCTTTGCGTTCCGCCGCCCGGCCGTCGAGGAACGTCACGGCGTCCGCAATCACTTCGGTCACGGCCTTTTGCACGCCGTCTTTCTCGTATTTCCGGATGTCGAGCCGTCCTTCGACGAAGGCTTTCGAGCCCTTCCGAAGGTGCTTGCTGGCCGCCTCGCCGACCTTGCCCCACACCACGATGGGGATGAACGTCGCCTCGGTCTTCCATTCGCCGTCCTGCTGAAACCGACGGTTCACGGCGAGCGAGAAGCGGCAGATGGGGGTTCCCTTCGGGGTGTATTTCAGGTCTGGATCGCGGGTGAGGTTTCCTACCAAGATGATTTTATTGAGGCTCATACTTCGTGCCTTTTCATTATTCCAATGAGCGCCGCCGCCATTTCAAGAGCCACGTTTTGCGGAAATTCTTTCGGGACTTCAGGGTCGAAATCAATGTTCACGGATACCTTTTTTGCTCCGTCTTCAGCTTCAAGGGCGATAGTGACTTTCATTTTCATGGTGATTTCCTTTCAGAGAAGATGCGCAGGCATATCGGCCTTGCGCGGTAGGGGGGTGGGCTCATGCTTCGCCCGTGCGGGCTTCCTGGGCTGGTAGTAAGGGCAAGTCGGGCTTGTGGCGGTGGTCTTCACGACCGGGCTATAGGCGCTCCTGCATTTTCGGAACGCCGTTCCGCGCTTTATACCTCCGATGAGCTCGCACGAGCCGCAATGCGGTTGAATCTGCCGGATTTCCCGGGCGTCAACGGGTTTCCAGTTGAGGCGCATGATATTTCCCTTCGGTGAGGATGCGCAGGCGGTAGATTTTCCGCCCGTCGCTCGAGAAGGCAGCCATGTCATCGAGAATGCCGGTAGTTAGGAGCCGCGCCCGGCTCAAGAGCGTCAGAACGCGCTCCTGGTTGGCGCACAGGGCTTTCCCGATCACGGCGGCCGTGCGCCATTTGCCGTCGCGCATCAGCCGGACGAGGCGCTCCAGGTCGGTGAGCGGTTTTCTCATGAGGCCGCCTCCGGGGCTTCCGCGCCCTGGTCCTGGGCCGCCTGCTCAGGTTTGGCCGTCTCGGGGTAGATCACGCCCATGCTGCGGAGAACTCCCTGAATGCGGTCGTGCAGCTCCTGTGCGAAAGCCCGCTCGTCGTCGTTCGCGGGCTTCATAACCGAGGCGAAGCCGTTCATTTCGATGAGTCCGTGCCTGGGCTTGTCCTGCGTGGCCGGGGTCATGTCGATGTTGATCTGAAGCAGAATCATGATGTTGTCCTCCTGTTTGGTGTTTGAATTTCGATGATCTGTTCGTAGATGCGCCGCGCAAGCTCCCTTTTGATGTCGTCCGGGAGAGCGGCGAAGTCCTCTTCCCTCGATCCGTGCACGGCCCTCGCCTTGATGCCACAGCCGGCCCCGACCCCGAAGGACGTGAGTATGTCGGATTCGGCCTCGGGCTTGAGCCGGATGAACCGCCGGATCAGCTCGCAATGGGCGCCGTTGTCGCTCATGACGAGGGCCGGGCAAGGTTGCCCAGCTCGTGCCTCCGCGATGGCTTCGAACGCCCTCGGACACGGCGTAGCAAGGCAGCACGTCCCGCACGAGCAGCATGCGTGCGGATAGGCTTGCTTCATGGCCGATTCCGCCTCTTTTCGGCGAGGAACATGCTCATCAGTTCGATGAACAGCTCTCCTCGGTCCATTCCGAGCTCCCGGCACTTCCGGAGGAAGGCGGTCTTCATGGCCCCCGGCACGCTCATGACCAGCGGCACGCGCCGGTCGTTCTCGGAGATCGGGGGCCGCCCCTTGGTCTTGGGGCAGGCTTTGGTCGTGGTCGTGGTTTTCATGATGGTGGCTCCTTTATGCCTTTCGATATGCGATTTTCTGGATCTTCACAGCCTCTCGGCTGGCCTTCATGCGTGCAACGGCCTGCTCGTAGGCGTCTTTCGTGATCTTCCCGGTGATCATGGCGTCCTGCGCCCATGCCTCGAACCCGCTCATCGAGAACGAGTATCCGGCATTCCACGGGATGTTGAGGTCGGCGAACGTCTTCTGGATGGTGATATCGGCGTAATTATACCTGCCGACCTGCTCTCGCAGGAAGGCTTCGCGGCCGTCCGGCATGGCTGCCTTCTCGTGCTTCTGCAGGTATGCCTTCATGAGGCCGGCCGCCTCGTCGTGGAATTTCTCCGCGCAGGACTTCACGGCCGCGAGGTGCTTCGCCCATTTCGCCAGGGCGTCGAAGTTCTCCGGGTCGAGCTGTGGGCGTTCCGGGGCCTTGCTGATCGCCTCGAGGTAGGCCGAGCACGTCAGGCGGAACGTGCACGATGCGCAATTCTGCCCGAACTTCGGCTCCCAGGCCGTCTCGCGAACGTAGGCCGCCGCGATGATGCTCACGTATTGCAGGATGCCGGGCATGTCCGCGTCGGTGTAATCCTCGCGGCTGTCGAATCCCTTGCGGAGGTAGGCGAACCGAACGCGGATCGGCGTGGTCTTCCAGTATTTCAGGTAAGATGCAAGCGCATAGAGGTCGGACTGGAACGGGTCCGCGTCCTTGAATCCGGTCTTCCAGTCGGTGATCTCGATGCCTTCGCCGTCTCGGGCCGAGAAAACGAGGTCCATCGCGCCCTTCAACGCGATCTGAACCGGGCCGTCTTCCGTGTCGACCTTCAGCGGAAGGGGCACGCAGAACATGGTCCGGCCGTGTTCTTCCATTTCGCCGTCGTCCGACTCGACCGTGATGATCCGATCCGCGTCCGGTTGATACCACGGCTTTGAGCCGAACGTCTGGAACAGTTTGGTGCAGTCCGCCGCCTGCTCTTGGGTAAGCCTGTGATTGAGGACTTCGCGGTCGATCACGCGCCGGGCCTCGAGCGGGTCGCGCGTTTTCAGGAACGCCGCGATGGCTTGATGAACCGTGTCTCCGACGGCCGCCTCCGGGCCTCCGCCGTAGGGTTCGTGTTTGCATCGGTAGGGGCAGCCCTGGTATCGGGCGAGCCTCGAGAATGAGAGGGGGATTATGTTCATTTTTCCTCCTTGGTGATGGGGCCGGGTTCCCCCGGCCCCGCGTGCCGTTATCGTCCGATTATGCCGCGCCTCCGGCCCTCCGCTTCTCGTTTCGCTCGATCAGGTTCCGGAGCGTGGCCGCGACGAGCTTTATCTCATCCTCGGTGCACTCCTCGAGTATCTCCGTCCGGCCGCTCGTGGCCGTCTTCACCATGTTCCGCCGGAGGTTCGCCTTCGGCTGTCCGGCGAGGCCGGCCTGTTCGAACAGGGCGGGCAAGTCTTCGATATCGCCCGCCTGGGGGGTTTCAGGGGCCAGGGGGGTGTCCTTGCCGGGGTCGGCGGATTCAACGCCGTCTTGCCCCGAATCCGGGGCCGTGGCGGGGGGTTTTTCCTGCCCGGTCGAAACCGGGGCCGCATCGACCACCTTCCCGGTTTTCAGGGCGTCGGCGAACTGGTCGGACCCGGCCGGCTTCGCCGGGGTCACGTCGATAACGCGGGCGTCCTCAAGCTCGTCCGACGTGTTCAGGCCCATCAGGGCTTCAGGGGCGTAGGTCCGGATCAACCACGCCGCCGTCCGATATCGGAACATCTGGTCCGGCATCGTCCGCCACTTCGAGCCGTCCTTTGCCAGCCAGCCCTCCGCCTCGACCGTCCGCCAGTCGATGGTCAGGCTGACCTCTTTTTTTGTGGCCGCGAGCGTGGCCTTCGCCGTGCAGGAGCGGTCCTTTTTCTCGATGCTTCCCGAGAACTCATATTCGATGGGGCCGGTGAAAGTGCCGCGTTGGTTGGCGACCGCGATGGCCACCTGCGCCTCAATGCCGATTTTTCCCTTCACGACGTAGATGCGCTGCATAAGCATGAACGGGTTCACGCCGAGCTGCGAGGCGAGTTGAAGAGCGACGAAGCATCCACCGACGTTGTTGCGGAAGTGCTCGGGCACGAGCCCCGAGTCTGCGAACAGCTTTGCACCGCGCTGGAGTTGCGCGAACATCTGCTCGTTCATGATCAGGTCGAAAATGGGGTTCCCGGTGATAACAGGGAGCTGATTCGTGGTGCCGTTCGGGGCGAGTTCCTGGGTCATTGGTGTTCTCCTTTTCTTGTTTTCGGACAGGCCCCCGAGGTGGGGGCCGCGTTCACGTTATGGAATAGCCGCCGCGTTCATAAGATCGGCGTGAAGAGCGTCCAGCTTCTCGGTGATCTCGTGCGCCTGCATCTCGAACAGGCCGGCGTAGGCCTCGAGCCGCTGCCGCTTCTCGCGGATCAGGGAAAAAAGGTTCTGGATGCGATGTTTCGGGTGGGCTTCATCCTCGCCAGGAAGCTGCCGGAGGTCGTCGATGCCCGCCTCGATGTCGGCGATCTGCCGGCGGATTTCGCCCTCGATGGACGCCCAATACGAGCGCCGGTTCTCCGGCTTGTCGGCCACGGGCAGAACCGAGAACATGTTTCGGCCGTTCAGGCTCCCGATGAACTCCTCGACCCGCCGGAGCAGCTCCAGGAAGTTCGTCGGAACGAACCAAACGCCGCCGCCGACCGTGAGGTTCACGGTGTCGGCTTCGCGCTCGATCAACCGGCGGAGTGCCTTGCTCACGTCCTGCGTCCGGACCATGGCCCGCTCCGCCTCGATCATGACCTCCACCTGAGCGGCGATGCCCGGCGTATCGGATTCGACCGCGCCGGCCCTCGGCCCATTTTTGTAGAGGCGAACGAGGGCCGTGCGCTGCACCGCCGCCGCCTTCCGGAAATCCCCTGTGGCCGCGTCCAGTATCTCGGTCGCGTTGCACTGGTAGTCAACGTGGTCGTAGACGTCTTCGACCTTTACGAGGATTTCGGCTTCTTCCAGCCCGCGCAGGGCGTCGAGGAATGCCGTCTTGTCGCGTTTCTCGGTCAGGTATTCGGTGCTCAGGCCGGCCGCCTCGAACTTCCGCTGGACTTGCTCGCGGGCCTCCCGGACGCCGTAGAGGTCGCACACGACGCACAGGCCGAGGGCCTGCACGCCGTCTACGCGGGCCGCGTTGAACTGGTTCTGGAAGGTTTTTTCTCGTCGTTTCTTCATTGGTGTTCTCTCCGTTCCGAAGATACTTCTTTCTTATAAAGAAGTCGAATGCTTCCTGTTTCAGATGCCGAACACGCGCTCAAGGGCCGGCTCGTCGTTATCCAAATTGCCCGATATTGAGAACGCCGCGTCCGAAAACGACTCGAACGACCGGGCGTCTACGCCCACGCAGAGAGAAAAAATCCTGCATCCGAGGCTTGCTTTGAGCTGCTCAACCGTCTCCCGAACGGTGCCGTGCAGTTCGCATTCGCCGTCGCTGATGAACAAGATGTCGGATTTCTTGGTCGGGTCTTCGCCCGCGAGCCTCATGCACTCGGTCAGGGCCAGAGCGTAATCCGTGCCGCCAGCGTAGAAGTGGGCCGTGAAGGCTTCGAGTTCCTTCGGAGGGATCATGCCGCCGGGGAACCGCTTCGACCAGATGGTTCGGAGTCCGGCGAAGCCCCCGAGCACGATGTCGCGTTTCTGCTCCCGCGCGATCCACGCCATCGCGAGGCCGATTGCTTTCGCCCACATGATGCGGTCGCCGCCCATGCTGCCGCTCTCGTCGATCATCACGATCACCGGACCTTTCCCGGCCCGGTCCGTGCCGGTTTTCTTGTATTGCAGGAGATTCCGGTCGGCGTATTTCTTGGCAAACAGGAGCCCTGCCGCCTGGGTCTTGAGGAAGACCAGTTCGGACGGGAGGACGGATTTCAGGTCATCGCCCGTCTCCACGTCCACGATTTCCTCCGGGCATTTCTCGATCTTCCGGGCCTGCGCCCCCTGGGCTAGCCGTTTCATGCGCCCAAGGAATTTCGAGAGGAGCTGCATCGCCGGGTTCGCCTTGAGCTTCCGGGCGATGGCGATCTGTTCCCGGAGCGGAATTTCTCCGCCTGTGCCAGCGTCGTCTCCCCATGTCGAGGCCCACACCTTCGCCTCGATCGCGTCCGCCTGCGCCGCTTCCGACGCCCGCCGGCCGGCGATTCGGACCGCCTGCGCGATGTCGCCGCCGGTCGCCTTCTCGGCAGCCGCGAGGGCCGCCTGAGCCTCGGCACGGCGAGCGGCAGCGTGAGCGTCGAGCTTCGCCTTCACCTCGTCGCTCATGCCGTTCCGCTCCTTCAGGCCAGCGATAGCCTCCTCAATGGCGCCAGCCTCGTGATGCTTCTGCTCCGCATCGAGGACTTCCGGCGGCAGGTTCTCGAGGAAGTCCTTGCCGAAGGTCACGGTGCCAATCGCGGAACCGAGTTCGTCCAGCCGGGTATGGCTTCGCAGGTTCTTCCATTCCTGCGTCTCCATCACTTCCTGCATGGCCTTCGCCAGCGGCCCGGAGGCGGCTTCGTCCATCTCCGGGGCCGCTTTGAAGAGGCCGGCCCACAGGTCAGAGACGACCTCCGGCCACGCCGTCAGCTTCGGGGTTCCGGCCGCCTCCAGTTCGGGGAGGCCTGGGTTCTGGTCGAGTTGGTCACGATAGAGGATGCGGTCCATCTTGTCAGTTCTGATTATCATGCTTGATCCTCCTTTATAAAGTCGCGATGCCGATCCCCTTGAGGATTTCGGCGTTCCAGCCCTTGATCTGCTTCATGGCCGCCTCGGCCTTGCCCTTCGCCTTGCCGCTGGCTGACTTGGCGATCTTGTCGAGCTCCTTGTAGGCTTTCTGGAGCTTGGAATTGGACTCGAGGAGAACCTGCGCGTCCTTGCCGGCGAGGGCCTTGTCGGCCGCTTCCTTCGCCGCGTCGAAAATTTCCATCACGCGGCCGAGTTCAGGAGAGGCGAGCTGGCCGAGAATCTGAGCCAGCTTCGGGAGCTGGTCGGGCTTTTCCCACAGGCAGTCGGCGAGCACCGGGATGTCGTCCACGGCGACCTCGTTCCGCCCGTCGAGGTAGGCAGCCGCCTTCAGGTATTCGAGGCAGGCCGCGAATCGGCGGGGGGAAGGCCGGATGCCTTCGGCGTGGAGGTCGCGCCGGAGCCTCACGATCTGCTGATTCACGTCGGTCGGAATGTCGACGGCCGCCGTCTCGGCCTGCTGCCGCTCGATCTCAGCAAGAGGCACCGTGATCCACGGCCCGGCCAGGGCCGCCATGCCGCGCCCGGATTTTGCTTCGAGAAATCTCAGGAACGCGCTGTCTTCTTGGATGTCTCGGACGACGATCCGCACGAGCAGGCGATCCCAAAACGGGGCGAGGTCTTCGCTCTGCGGCAGCTCGTTCGATGCCACGAAGAAGCTCCAGAGGGGGCACTTCACCTGAGCGCCGTCGTTTTCGAAGGTGCGCTCGTTGATGATGTCCAGTAGGCCGTTCAGGAGCGTAGAATTGCATTTGAAGCCTTCGTCGCCAAATCCGAGGTGCGCTTCCGGGAGCTTGCCGGAGATGTTCCGGCGGTAGCTGTCCTGCTCGAGGCCCTTCAGGCTCACCGGCCCGAAAACCTCGTCGGTCGTCGAATCTCGGCGGAGCAGGCGCTGAAAGTATTTCGCCCCGATGATCCGGCTACAGAACTCGCGCACGAGCGCCGATTTCGCGATGCCGGGAGCGCCCAGCATGGCGACGTGCTGCCGGGCCAGGATTGCCCGGCCGATGGCGTCGATTTCCTCGTCGCGCTCGACGAAAATGCTCTTCACGTCTGCGATGATGTTTTTCATGGTGTTCTGTTCTCCGCCTTTCGTGCAGGATTATACGATTATTTTATAAGTAATCGGTTCAGATTCCAAAAATCCGCTCGAGGGCCGCCTCGTCATCGTTGAGCGATGCCGGTGCGTCCTGGTGCCGGAGGGGGCGCTGAATGGCGATCCCATTCCGCCGCTGCTGAGGCCGAGACAATAGAAAAGCCCCCGGTTTCCCAGGGGGCTTTTGCTCGTTTGGCGGGAAATGGTTTGGTGGATATGCGTTTGACAAGAAGGGAAATAATTATGCGGAAAGGGGTAGCCGTTGTATTGTTAAGCAGGCAAAAAATCTTGATGGCGTTGTGTTTAAGTTTGGTAGTTACTTAGAATTAGAAATACCAGAAAACAGTCTCATTTATTGCGACCCTCCGTATGCCGATACTTGTAAATACAAAGATGATTTTAACCACGATATTTTTTGGAATTGGTGTAGAACGCAAGCAAAAAGGGGGCATACTATATTTATAAGCGAATATTCTGCACCAAATGACTTTGTTTGCGTAAAGGAAATACAACATAAAACCATTCTTGATAAAAACTCTCAGTATCCGAGAATAGAAAAACTGTTTAGGTATGAAGTATGAAAATCTATAAAATCACAGAAGCAAGCGAATATCTTGGGATGTCAATCAACACTCTCAAGACGCTTGCCAACATCAGTTGAAGATATGCAGAAGATTGTGGATGCAAACGAAAAATTAGTCAAGGAGTTGGAAGATGGAACAAATACCATTTCCGAATAAGAGGTATCAAATTATCTATGCCGACCCACCGTGGAGTAGCAATAGCCAGTTTGGGCGAGATAAAAAAAGAGGTAATGAGCAACACTACCCGTTAATGACAACAGAGGATATTAAACATCTTCCCGTAGAAAGTATTGCGGATGAAAATTGTGTGTTGTTTTTATGGGTAGTAGATACACAACTACAAGACGCTCTCGACATTATAAGGTCGTGGGGCTTTATATTCAAAACTGTTGGATTTACTTGGGTGAAGGAAACTAAACACGGAAAAGACCATTTTGGTGTTGGTATGTGGACAAGAAAGAATCCAGAGATGTGCCTTCTTGCAACTAAGGGAAAGCCCAAAAGAGTTTCAGCAGGAGTGAGGCAATTGCAAAGGCATAAAGTTAGAGAACACAGTCGCAAACCTGATGAAATACGAGATGAAATTGTAAGGCTTTGTGGTGATGTTCCGAGAATAGAGTTGTTTTGTAGATTTCCTCAGAGTGGTTGGGATGTTTGGGGTAATGAAGTATGAAAATCTATAAAATCACAGAAGCAAGCGAATATCTTGGTGTGTCAATAAACACGCTCAAGACGCTTGCCAACAACGGAAAGATAAAATCTTTCAAGACTACTGGCGAACATAGGCGTTTCCGACAGGAAGATTTAGACGCTTATATGGGTGTCGAGAAAGAGAAGCAAGATCTTCTCTTCCAGCGCTGCCCACGTTGAGCGCCGGAGGGTGATCGACTTCTTCTCGCGCGGGTCGCCCTCGGTGATCGGGGGGCGACCGAGGCGTTTCTTCTCGTCGTTCACAGTTCGATTCCCTCTTTTACCGCAATCTCCTCATAGGCTCTCACTCTGCATTTCTCACGCGGGCTTGTGACCGCCGTCGGCTGCATTACTCTCGGTGGTGTCGAGCAGGAGCTTGCTCAACCTTTCCGGCCTGTCGTTCATCGGTTTCCCCGGACTCCTGTCCGTTCCCCCCGGCCTGGCATCCGGGGCCTCCCGACTGAGCCGGCGTATCCTCACCGGCCAGGTCTTGCGTGGTTCATCTCATCTCATCGGCGCTTCCTCGGGCTGCTTGCCGGCGAGTAGGGCTTCCATGGGGTCTTCGGCTTCGTCGCTTTCCTGTCCGATCTTGAGCCGGCTTCTCGAGCTGGGGGTCATGCCGAACTCCTGGCAGAACTGGCGAACGAGCGATGCGGCTTGGTTTTTGATGTTCACGTGGGGGAGCTGCGCGATGTATCCGGTGTTCGTTTTGAAGATGAAGCCCTTCTCGTTCAGGACAGTCCCGGCCCGAACCATCGTCGAGTATGCGTCGCAGTATGCTTCGAGGGCCGCGCTGTCGCATTTCGTCAAGAGGCCGTTCCGGACCAGCTCCCCGAACACGCGCCGCCACTCCCGGCGGGCGATGGGGTCGAGCCATTTCGGGGGCGTCTTGGTCGGGATTTCGGGCTGGATGTCGTCGCCTTCCCATTTCGCGGGCGGGAAGTGCTTTTCATATCCCTCGATCCAGTAGCGGTCTCCGTCGATCCACTCGATAAGATCCTCTTTGTCGATCACGAAACCATCGGCGCCGCGACCATGCCCGCGCGGCCGGCCGTGCTCCTTGAGAAACTCATAGGCCGCATTTTGGCCCATGATGCCCGTGAGGGCCGCAATATCTTTCGCCCCGAGAACGTCGGGCCAATCTTTCCGGGGGACCGGCTGAATATAGGGCATTGTTTATTTCCTCCTTCTGGAATTTCTGTCAACGGCTTACATAAGTAATAATACGAGTTTCTTATAAATAAGTCAACCATTTTTTATAAATTATTCTGAACTTTTTTCGGGAAAAGAAAAACCCCGCCGGAGGCGGGGTTGCAGAGTGAGAGGATTGAGAAGTCCCGTTGTTACCGGGTCATTTTATCACCTGGGGAGAGCCGGCGCAAGTCAGAAGTCTTTCTGCCATTCGAGGCCCCACTCCGGCTTGTGGCCCTTCTCGACTTTCAGGCCGGCCCAAAAATCCCGGACCTTGACGCCGAGCGTTGATTTCGTCGCCCCGACCGTCACCGCGACGCCGGGGCGGGCTGAGGGTTTGCGGAGGCCACCTTCGCGGAGGCCGACATTCCGGCGGCGATCTGCTCGAGCTGCTTCACCGCGGACGCCGAAAGGCCGGAGCCGTGCGCAGCGATCCACGCTTGGTGTGCGAGCCCCAGGTAATACGCCAGCTTCCCGACGCCCTTGAGCGCCGGAATCTCGGTCTTGCTGACAGCTTCGACCTGGGCCCAGAAGCCGGGGCCGTAGGATTTCACCCACTCGTTTTCCTCGATCTTCTTCGCCTGCGCCTCGGCTGACTCCATGGCCGCGAGCGCCTGGTCGTCTGCGGCCGTTTTGGTCATGGGGGCGATCACGCGGAGGGCGGATTTCCCGATCTGCCAAAGCGTCAGGAAGAGCGTGAGGGCGAGGGTGAGACTCTGAATGTTGATTTCCATACTGCCTCCTATTCATTTCCCGGCTTTTTCGGCCGGGGCCATACCGTTATCCTGTGCGGCTCGTCCCGCACCGTTTCGGCCATCTGCTGGCTGACCAGCAGGTAACACTCTCGGCACGAGTCGCCGATCTCCCGCCGCTTCCCACAACGAGAGCAGCTCTCGTCCGACCCGCACGACGAGGGCAACGTCGGCATCGGCTCGGGCGCGGTCGTCGGCTTGCGTTTTAGGCTCACGCATCGACCACGATAAGCTCGGCCGGCTCCCGAACGAACTGCACGAGAAGCCCCATGGCCGCGCGGCTGCTGAACACGTCGGGCTTGCCGTCTGCGTCAAGATCCTTGTGCCCCATGCCGACGAGGATGCAACCGCGGATCTCGCTCGGGAAGTTGCCCCGATGGATGAGGATCCACTCGCGGCCCGGGACGCCTTCGACGAGCAGGTGATCGCCGCGTTTCTGCGTCGACCGAGGCACCAGCCGATACCGACCGGCGGGGATGCAGCTCACTCCCTGGACGTTGTTTTTCTGGGGGAGCTCGAGCGACGCCAGGTCGAGACGGCGGAACAGACCATCGAACGCGAACAGGCGCCCGAGGGTGCGATCCTTGAGAGCCTGGCGACGGAGCAGGTAGACGGTTTTCATCCGAGCCACCCATGCGCCTTCAATGCCGCCGTGATCACGACGCCCACGATCGAGCCGAGCGTTGCAACGCACGTTCCGAGCAGGCCGAAGAACGCAATCAGGACCGACGGGGAGAATTTGTTGATGTGCTCGAGGACCTTTTCCATGCTTCCCTCCAGGCGTTCAATGCGGTTTGCGTGGTCGACGTGATACGGGCATCGGCCCTCTTCATGCGGCGGCGTCATTCTGCGGCTCCTTTCAGCGTCTGAACATCCATTCCATCAGGCCGGCCCACGCCCGCGCATACCACGGCAGCGGATCGTCAGCCGCCTCTCCAAGCACGTAGATGCACGCCGGGGTGACGCGTCAAATTAGAACAGCGGCACGATTATCTCGTTGCTTCCAGCGCTTCAATACGTTTGGTCAAATCTTTTATGACGAGTGCTTGGGCCGATATGACCATGGACAGATCACGCCCAGACTGGTCCGGAACAACTATCTGTTCCATTTCTGGCTCTTCGATTATTTTTTCTTTTACAGACTGGCTACCAACTTTGATTTGCCCCGCGTCTTGAATTGGCTCCTCAATGGTGCGGGTAATGGTGTTCCCCGTAGGACGTAACTCAACTCGCTTTCCCCAAGCGGCTGGATGTAGCTTGCTGTGATCTAGTTCTCCGTCCGCCGTCACCTCATGACTCTGCACAATCGCATATGCCTCGGCAAGAGTATCCGGGGCTTCGGTTCGGTCGATATATCCAAGAGCTGATACATAACTTGCAATATATACAGGGCCATTCACCCGCAACTTGTTCGTGCCGTCATCGCTCATCGTGCCGATGAGGAGGTTGCCGCCGTAGGTCAGGCGCATCCGCTCGGTTGCCTGTGTCCAAAAGCTCTGAAATCCGCCATCTGCATCGTTGCCAGCGAT